TGTCTAGACTTTGTTATATTGTGAATAACCATCTTGAATACAAGAAAAAAATTAATGAACCACTAGAATTCTTTTATTGGAGTCAGATTAAAGAAAAGTTTGGTGGATTAAGAGCATATTGCTGGGGTGGAGATTCTTATATTAATGGAGCAATAGAGATGGCAGAAAGCATAAGTTATATTACTTGTGAAGTTACTGGAGAAAAAGGGAAGGTTCGATATAAAAAGTTTGACGAAAATGGACAACCTATTCCAGCATGGGTTAGGACTCTTTGTGATATTGAGGCAATTAAACAGGGTTATGTGGTATGACTTTTGATGCTATACTTATTAGCGATATTCATTTAGGGAGTAATGTTTGTCAAGCTAAAACTTTGGCATCTTTTTTGTCTAGGATTGAACTTGGAGAAACCGATACTGATACTTTAATAATTAATGGCGATTTATTTGATAGCTGGGATTTTCGCAAGCTTAAAAAGGATCACTGGAAAATACTATCTCAAATCCGTAAAATATCTGACATTATTAAAGTTATATGGATTAGCGGTAATCATGACGGGCCTGCTGATATGGTGAGTCATTTGATTGGTGTAGATTTTATGAATGAGTATAGTTTTATTAGTGGAGATGAAAAGATATTGATCCTGCATGGAGATATTTTCGATAATGTTATTTCTAAATATCCTAGACTAACGAAAATAGCTGACTATATTTATAGGTGGTTACAGATATATGCCGGACTATATTACTCTAATCTTGCTAAACGTAGCAGCAAAACCTTTTTAAGATGTTCTCAGGAAGTTTGTGAAAGAGCTAAATTATACTGTTCGTTAAAAAAATGTGATTCAATAATTTGTGGACATACCCACTTAGCAACAACAGATGTTTCTGAATCAACAAACTACTATAATAGTGGATGCTGGACAGATCATCCTTGTTCATATATCTCAATTAAAGATGGTCACATTAAAATAAATTATGTAGATGTTCTGTAGGCTTTTGAAAAATTCTCAGAACCACTAAAGAATCCTCCTTGACAGTTCCGATAACTGTGCTATACTTAGAAAGTAACGTCAACTAACACAGGAGAAACCAAGATGGGTAAGGGTCAAAAAACTTGTGATAAATGTGGAGCTACCACAGGCCCAAGAGCTTATATGTGTCCTAAATGCAATGCTCCATTTGTTTTTAAGGCAAAGAGCAAAGAAGCAAAGAACACCAAGATTATTCGTGACTTTAATTGGAAAGAACTTGTAAAGGGAGATCGTATCAGAGTTGGTGGAGGCCCATACTTTGTATCCAAGGGAGACTTTGTTCCTATGGGCTATAGGGGTCGTTTTGTTGTTGAAGGTCTTGACCATGAGGGAATTAAAGCATGGGGTCTGGACAAACACCAAGGCTTCTGTCATATCTATATGGGGCCGGATACTCAGAACAAAGAAACTGGCGTGTGGAAGATTAAACACAAGCTTATGAAACTCAAACAAAAGGTGGAGGCATAATGTCTCTTACTCAAGAACAACGAGATCAAATTAATAAACTTGTAGATTATCGTGATGAAATGGCAAATAGTTTGTTTCATATTGAGCGTATTCTTAAAACTTATTTCCCAGAAGAGTTTGAACGAGCAATACAGTTCTATCTGCCACAAATAACCACTGCTCTTTATGAAGATAAAAAGTGGCTAAGTAGAGGAGAGTATAGTTTACAAAACACTATTGACAATCTGATAGAGCGGTGTAAAATAGACAACAGTGGCAAGGGTACTACAAAATATCTTTAATTGGAACCAAACAATGGAAAGTTATAGCATTATTGATTTGGAAGGTTATGCCAAGGCTATGAGAGATGGAGCAGCATCTTCTTTTGAAAAAGATTATACAGAGAATTTGGATGATTTTATTACTGTTCCTCAAGTAATTAATCTGATTAAAAAGAATAATCTTGGGCTAGATGAGGAGGGAAACTACCTTATCAATGAAGATATTTTTGAGGATGTATTCAACAGTATCAGAGATTGGCTGTATGAAGTTGGTCTTTGCAAACTGGCAGCAAAAGGTTTTGTAGACTGTGCATGGGATGATGAATCTAATGAAATGGTATTTTGGTTAGCCAATAAAGATAAAACAAACATTCCAGCCAAACCCTCACAGGATAATGATGAGTAATTATCTAAAGATTAGAAATCTGAAATTTTTTACTAAAAGCATTAGAAAAAACACAGTAATGATTTTTCCAAGGTCTTATCATACTAATATAGATAATTTGATTTCTTTATCTCAAACAGAAAATCTTGTTAGGAAATATATTGAACCATCATATAATGACGAATTTATAATATCAGAAGATAACTATGAACTACTTTGTAATGAAATTAAAAAATGGATCTATAATAGTAGCTTGAGTCAAGTTGCTTCGTCTGGAATCATAGACTGTGCATGGGATGACAGTTCTAATGAGATGTTTTTTTGGCATCCAGAATCAAATGAAACTTTTAATATTGCAAAGTAAATATGTCAAAATCAGAAATACAAGAACTAAAAGATCAAATACATGATCTAAAAGAATACCTCTATTCTGATTTGTGTAAGGCTTGTGGAGATGCAGCACTATCTTTGGAAAAAATTAGTCAAAGATTGATAGAACTAGAGTCGCAACAAAATTCCTAAAGGTCTTGACAGTGGTTGGTCGATAGAGTACAATAGAAGAATAATACGGGGCGTAAGGTAAGCCGGTAGCATCCGTCACTCTTATAAGGTGATCATAGGTACGTTCGACTCGTACACGCCCTACTTTAAACAAGAACGATTCTGATGAAACTACAACCACTAACAGTTATTTTTGCAGGATTGTTTTTAGTATCATTCGGATTTAATATCCTGTTGAGTATAGAGGTTCAAAAACTAAAGGTGTTGGCAAACAAGCCAGCTAGGATTATTATAGAAAAGCCACCAGAATTTAATATCAAACCCAAAGTTTGGGGGTATACCAAAGAGTTGCTATAATTTGCAGCTTAATAGGAGAATATAAATGGATCATTTTGTTAATAATTTAGGTGGAGAGAGTTGGTTTACTTATCCTAGCCTGTATAGTTCTGTGGTGCAAAGATTTCCTTCTGGTTCTCATTTTGTTGAAGTAGGGACTTGGAAGGGTAAAAGTGCCTGCTATATGGCTGTTGAGATAATCAACTCTAATAAGAATATTCGATTCGATTGTGTAGATAATTGGGAATACAGAGAAAGCCAAACAGATATTCCTTTAAGTTCATTTGATAACTTATATGAAATATTTCTCAAAAATATTGAACCTGTAAAGAATATTATTAATCCAGTTAGAGAACTATCTTGGGATGCAGCAAGATTTTATGATGACAAATCATTAGACTTTATTTTTATAGATGCTGCTCATGACTACGAAAGCGTAAAGAAAGATTTAGAAGCATGGTTGCCAAAGATTAAAGACTCTGGTATAATTGCTGGTCATGATATTCATCATCATCCAATAAAACAGGCTGTTAATGAAATTTTTCATAATCGACACGTTCACGAACAAGAAGATTGCTGGGTGATTGATATGAGTGAAAATAAGAAACAATAAAAGGAGCTAAGTATTTCGGGCTAGTAAAGGTATCGACAGGTAAAATAGGTATAGATTGCATCGACTGGTTAATCGACCGGCCAGTTTAAAAGTCGATTAAAATTGTTAATTGGCGAAGTAACTCTCGCTCTCGCTGCCTAATTAATTAGGTAATGAGTGGGGCGGCATGAGCCTTATTACCAAATCATGCTGACTCCGATATTCGGATATGGTAGTCCCGCCAGACATAAATAGGAATGATGATTGTACTCAATCTGACGCAGATAATTCTGATAGCTTTGTTGGTAGTGTGATAACAACCAACTAACGATGTAGAAGTTTATATTGACGTTTATTCTGGACAGGGGTTCGACTCCCCTCTAGTCCACTTAATATTATGAAAAAACTAAATAAGATATTTCAGATAGGATTTAATAAATGTGGAACAAATTCTATTTCGGTCTTGTTTCAAGACTATAGTGTTCCAAGAGTAAGATGTTGTCATTGGGATAGCGGTTTTCTTGCTTATTCTATGGTTATGAATGAAAGACAGTCTAAGCCTTTACTTGAAGGCAAATATGAGAATTTTACTTTTTATTCTGACATGGAATGTCATTTTGTTGAAGAAGATGGATCGACCAATTGGATATTTATGTATGATAAAAATCATATTCCTATGTTGGACGAACAATATCCGAATAGTAAGTTCATTTTGAATATCAGAAATATTGATAATTGGATCAAAAGTAGAATGTCTCATTTGATGGGATTAGAATCTATAAAAGAAGGAAAAGAAAATTTAGAAAGAATTTATCCTAGAATACCATACAAGGATTTACATAAAGAGTTTTTTGGTTGTGGTAACGATAAAGAGATAGAGGAACATTGGCGTAACGAATGGAAAGATCACACTGATTTTGTTTTAGAGTATTTTAAGAACAGAGAACAAGACCTCCTTGTTTTTGATGTAGAAGAAGATACTCTTGATAAGTTTAAAAATTTCTTTGAACCTTATGATATATCTTTTAAAACAGATAGCATCCCGCACTTAAATAAGACCAAAAAAGATGCGTAAAGTGTGTAAATACTGTAAGAAAAGAAAAAATCTTGCAAGTTTTCCTAAACACAGTATGTACAAAGATAAGCTTGATAGCAGGTGCAGAAAATGCGTCAAGAAACACTCTAAAGTAAGAAGCAAACTTCATAAAAAAGCACCACCTAAACCAGAGGTTTGTGAGTGTTGTAAAAAAACTCCCATTAAATGGGCCTTAGATCATGACCATAAGGATCATAGTTTTAGAGGATGGCTTTGTGGCCCATGCAACGAAGGAATAGGAAAGCTTGGAGATACCATACACGGCATCACCAATGCTATGAATTATTTTCTTTCAAGACCAAATCGCAAATAACCGATACTTGACAAGAGGACTACCGTATGGTAGAATTGGGACAACACAGGAGAAAATAAAAATGTCGTTTGAGCATCTTAATGGTTTTGTTCGTGATCTGAAAGCAACTAGTAGTACAATTGATAAGGTGGGAATTATTGAGGATTATACCTCTTCTAATCAGGCTGGAGCAGATTTTATCAAGAATATTTTACTGTATACATACCACCCATTGTGGCAGTATAATGTTACTAGTGAGAACCTGAAAAAGAAATCTAAGCTTAGAGGTAAAGATTTTGGAGATATTTTCTTCTTGCTCAATGCTCTAAAAGATCGTCAGGTTACTGGTCATGATGCTATCGGTGCGGTAAATACTTTTATCGATAAGTTTCCAGAATATGAAGAACTCATTCACTGCATCATTGATAAGGACTTGAAAACCCGTGCTGGAGATAAGCTGATTAATAAGGCTATTCCAGATTTTATTCCAACATTTAGTGTTGCTCTAGCGGACAAATATGTTCCTAAGATTGTAGACTGGAAGGATGGATGGTATGTTAGCAGGAAGATCGACGGTGCTAGATGTATTGCTATTGTTGATAGTAATGGTAACTCTACCTTTTATTCCCGCACGGGAAAAAACTTTGATACTCTTGGTGTTGTTAGCGATGGGATTAAAGCTTTGGGAATTACTAATGTAGTTCTTGATGGAGAGCTTTGTCTTGTGGATGAAGATGGTAATGAGGATTTCCAAGGAGTAATGAAAGAACTTCGTAAGAAAGATCATACTATTCCTAATCCTTCATATAAAATTTTTGATATGAT